CCACTCGCCTTGGATGTTGTTTTGCATTGAAGAGGCGTCGGGCATCCCGAACGTGATTTTTGAGACGGCTTCTGGTGCGTTATCCACCCCCGGCGCGAAGATTATCATGTGTGGTAACCCGACCCGTTCGGATGGGTATTTTTACGATGCTTTTCATGGTGATCGTGACAAGTGGCATTGCATGACTGTGTCGTGCGAGGACGGCGAGTATGTTGATCCGAGGTTTATCACCGACATGGCGGAGAAATATGGCGAGAGCAGCAACGTATTTCGCGTAAGGTGTTTGGGCGAGTTTCCTACGCAGTCTGATGATGTGCTGTTGCCGTTGCACCTTGTGGAGGACGCGCAGAAGCGCGACGTGCAGGCGGGTCCGACCACGCCGGTGACTTGGGGGCTTGATGTGGCGCGGTTTGGCTCGGATCGATCTGCGCTTGCGAAGCGGCAGGGGAATGTACTGATTGAGCCGATCAAGACGTGGTCTGGCAAGGATTTGATGGAGCTTGCGGGGATAGTCCTTGCGGAGCATGACGCCGTGCCGTATTCCATGCGTCCTCAAGCGATTTACATCGACGCCATCGGGTTGGGTGCTGGCTTGGCTGACCGCCTGCGGGAGTTGGACCTCCCTGCTGTGGCGATTTCGGTTAGTGAGACGGCCAGCCTGAAGGATCGATTTAATCGCTTGCGGGACGAGTTGTTTTGGGCTGCGCGCGAGTGGTTTGAGGCGCGGGATTGCAAGATACCGCAGGATGACACGCTGATTTCGGAGTTGACGGGGATCAGGTACAAGTATCTGTCCAGCGGCAAGCTGAAAATTGAGAGCAAGGACGAGATGAAAAAGCGCGGTCAGCGTTCGCCTGACGTGGCGGATGCGTTCGTGCTGACTTTTGCGGCTCAGGGTGCGGTTGCCGGAGGTTATTCGAGAGGTTACAATAGCAATCGCATAGTCAAGCCGAAAACGAACTGGGTGGTGTGATGGCGGATGTCCGTTCAATGTATGAGCCGGGGTATGTGTCGTCAGACCCGTATGGCCCGGCTGGTTTGCTTGGGCGCATTCGCAACCTGCCAAGCCGTGTTGAAGAAAAGGGCGGTATAGGTGCGTATGGCACGACTGCCACGGGCCTGCTTTTTGCGCCCGGAGCCGGATTGACGGATATGGCGGGTTATGCGCCGGACCCTATGCAGCCCGGCGCGTATCTGCCGAGCTTTACCGAGAATATAGGTGAGGGGCAGTATTTAGATGCCGGTTTGCAGCTTCTGGGCGGTGTCGGTGACTTGATGATGGCCGGTGGCACGGTATTGCCGCCTTTGGCGGCTGCTGGCGCTGCTATGAAGGCACCTCGCGCCGCGAGGGTGGCGGCTAATACGGACGACCTTGAGAACGTCCTTCGTATACGCGCTGAGCAAATGGACTTGCCCAAAGCTCAACGGACGCAGCCGTCTGGTCAAGGGCTTCTCTTTGACACATCGCCTGCCAGTTATGAGCGGACCCCGCAAATTATGCGCCAAGAAAAAACGCCGGTTCCGCGTGCGCCTGAAGGGGCGAAGCTGCCAAAGGGCAACCGCGCCGCCGCAGTCGTGGAAAATCAAGAGGCGATTGCGAACCGCTTGGCTGAGCGCATGGAGCCGTTTATGGGTACTCCGGCGCAATATTTCTATCATACAGGGCCGCTTCTTGATAAAGCGAAAGAGCTTGGCATACCGGAGCAGAAGGCGCTGTCCCAAATAGCTAGGTTTGCGGAAAATTACGCGGCCACCAGCCCCCGGACCATGACGGAGCAAAACCTTCGCAACGCCTCTTTGGTGAGCGCTAAGCAGCAGTCAGGGGTGCCTCTGGAGACGGTCCTCGGCCCCGGCAGCGGCGGCATAAACGAAAAGGGCTACCCGATGATGATCGGGCCGAGCGGCATTCACCGCCAGCTTGTTGAGGCGGTAGAGCAGGGCGGGATTGATTACATGACCAACCCCAAGCCTGCTACATTTGCCGAAAACGTAAAGGGCAATCTTCAAGGCGTTACTGTTGACACCCATGCAATTAGGGGCGCGCTCGATGCGATGAACGAAGTGTCTCCGGGGTCGATACCGGAGGGCTTTATCAAGCCCGATTTTAGAAAACAGTACAAAGAAGACCCATCATCTCTTGATCCGGCCACCATGATTGACGACACGCTTGCGTCCCAAAAGATAGAGGGCAAGTCGGCTCAAACCGAATACGCAGTCTTCTCTGATCTGTACGAGATGGCCGCCGAGCGGCTTGGCGTTTCTCCCGCTGAAGCGCAATCTTTGGGCTGGTTCGGCTCTGGCGACAAAACCGGCCTAGCCTCGGAGCTAAAGACCGTTGTTGACCTTATTGACGAGAGGGTCGATGTCACGGCGCAGCTTTTGAACAAAGACAAGGACAGCGTCTACAAGGACTTTCTTGAGGGCAAAATACCGCTCCTTTCTCTCGGTGGCGCGGGGCTTTTGGGCGTCGGTCTCGGCATGCAGGACGAACCACAACCCGCAGGAGGCATCTTGTAATGGCCCCACGCGCCCCTAAAGACCCCCGTCTAGCTAAAGCAGGCGTTAGGGAGTACAATAAGCCGAGACGTACTCCGAACCACCCTGACAAGTCGCATGTTGTTGTGGCGAAGAAAGGTGATAAGGTTAAGCTGATCCGCTTCGGCCAGCAGGGCGTTAGCGGTGCAGGCAAGAGGCCGAAGACGAAGGCGGAGAAGGAACGGCGCAGGTCGTACTATGCGAGGCACAACGCGCAAGACCCGAACCCGGACTTCTTTTCGGCACGTTACTGGAGCCACCGCACTAAGTGGTAATCCTGTGGCGAGGTCCCTTCGAGGACTGAGACAGCAAATCGTGAAGCCGCGCAAGGGGCGTGGCTCTTATTCAAGGAAGGAAAAGCACGATGGGATACGGTAAAGGCAAGGGCATGAACGGCGGCAAGAAGGGCGGCAAGAAGGGCGGCAAAGCCTCGAATGAAGTGCTCGGGAGGTATGCTGGCTGATGGCTAAGGGAGTTGCACATTATTTTCGTGACGGAACCCGTTATAACGGAAGTTCTCACAAGATGGCTGATGGCACTCTTCACAGTGGCGTCCGGCACACTGCGTCAAGCAAGAAGCTGTTTCATTTCGGCCAGCTATCTGATGCTGCGAAGAAAAAGGCCAGAAAGAGGGCTTGATGGCGCGGAGGTTTCCTAGTGTCCCAAAAGACAAGAAAACCAATCTGCCGGAAAAATACCTTCGTGGCTCGCGCTCTCGTCGCCGCAAGGCAGCGGAGATTAAGCGCACCGCCAAAGCCTACAAAGAGGGGCGCAACATCGACGTGAAGAAGGTCAGCGCATCTCGCGCCGCACAGGCGAAGAGGAAAAAGAAACGTGACAAAAGCTAAACCACTTTCCGAGGCGACCAAAAAGACGCTTCGCGAAAAAGCCAAGAAAGCGAATTTGACCTATGGAGAGCTTGCAAAAGTATATCGACGCGGCCAAGGCGCGTATCTCTCGTCTGGCTCGCGAAACGTCCCAATGGCTGCGTGGTCTATGGGGCGCGTAAACTCTTATATTCGCGGGGACAAGGCCCGAACTGCGGATAAGGATATCTACAAAGCCGCTCGCGGCAGGAGTAGGAGAGCATAATGAGCAAAGAACCTAATTTTGACGTGATGTCGCCTAAAGAGCGGCGACAGTGGGAAGCTGAGAACGGGAAAAAAATCATTCTTGATCCCGGCTCGACGCGCGAGCAAAAGCCCCGCAACGTGAATACCAGCAAGGGCAATGTCCTGATGAAGGGTGACCAGCCTATAGCCGAAGCCCCGAAAAAGGATGCCCCGAAGAAACGAGGTCGTCCCAAGGGCGCTAAGACAAAGGCAAAGTAAATGACAGAGATGGACGAGGTACAGCTTGGGTCAATCGTCAGCGGAGAGATCACTGACGCGCTGAACCACTTCGATAGCGAGTACACGCAGGATCGCCTGCGCGCGCTCGACTTCTACCTTGGCGAGCCGCTTGGCAACGAGGTGGAGGGTCGATCTGCTGTTGTCGCCACCGAACTTTCGGATACAGTCGAAGCTATCATGCCTAATCTGATGCGGGTTTTTACGACGAACGACAAATATGTTCGCTTCGCCCCGCGCTCGGGTGAGGATGTCGAGGCTGCCGAGCAGGCGTCCGATTATGTCAACTATATCATCCAGAACAAAAACGACGGTTACAAACTGTTACATACCTTTTTCAAGGACGCGCTGCTGTTCCGTGCTGGCGTGATCAAGTTCTTCTATGAAGAGGTCGAAGAGGTTGACGAGGAAGAGTATAACGGCCTGACCGAGGCCGAGCTTGTTCTTCTGCTGAACGATCCGAGCGTCGAGATCGTCGAGCAGCGCGAGACCGTGATGCAGTCGATGATGGATGAGGACGGCGTCGAGGTTCCTCTCGATGTGCAGTATGATCTGTCGGTTCGCGTCACGCGCAAATCAGGCGAGATCAAGGCGATCAACGTGCCGCCCGAGGAGTTCCTTGTTTCGCGTCATACTGTGTCGCTTGATGACGCGCACTTCGTCGCGCACCGCACATCGATGACCGTGTCGGAGCTTGTGGCGATGGGTTACGACCGAGATATCATCGAGCAATACGCAGGCGAAAACGAGCTAGACACCGACCGCGAGGTGAACAACCGTTTCCAAGACCTTGAGGCGGCGACCGGCGTTGATCCGGCCGACCCGACCCTGCGCTCGGTGATTTACCATGAGTGCATCATGAACGTGGACTTCGACGGCGATGGTATTGCCGAGCGTCGCCGCATCTGCGCGATTGGTGGCGACGGCGCGTATATCCTGCACAATGAGCCGTGGGATCATATGCCGTTCGCGGTATGCTCGCCGATCCTGATGCCGCATCGTCTGATCGGCCGGTCAATCTATGATCTGACCGAGGACTTGCAGGTCATCAAGACCACGCTGATGCGTCAGTATCTCGACAGCGTCTACAGCAGCACCCTGCCGCGCATGATTGCGGTCGAGGGTCAGGTGAACCTCGATGACTTGCTTGATGGCTCGGCTGGCGGGATCATTCGTGCGCGTCAGCCCGGCATGGTGCAGCAGATCACCGGCGCGTCTGTTGGCGGTGAGATCAGGCCGCTGATGGACTATCTCGACAGCGTCAAAGAGAACCGCACCGGCATGTCGAAGGCGTCGATGGGATTGTCGCCTGACGCCTTGCAGTCCTCGACTGCCAGCGCGGTTGCGGCGACTGTTCGCGGCGCTCAGATAAAGCTGGAGAGCTACGCGCGCACAATGGCCGAGACCGGCGTGAAGGACTTGTTCAAGGGCATCCTGCATCTGGTCCTGAAGCACGACAACAAGCCGAAGGTCTTCCGCCTGCGGAACAGCTTCGTGCCGATCAACCCTGCGGAGTGGAAGTCACAGTTTGACATCATCGTGCAGGTTGGCCTTGGCACTACAGACGACGAAACAAAGATCGCCTTCCTGACGCAGGTCGCGGCAAAGCAGGAGCAAATCCTGACACAGCTTGGGCCGCAGAACCCGATTGTATCGATAGAGCAGTATGTAAACACGCTGCGCTCGATTGCTGAGATCGGCGGCTTCAAGGATGTTGATCAGTTCTTCAACTCGCCGCAGATGATCCGCCAGCAGATGATGATGCAGCAGGCGCAGCAGCAGGCTCCGCAGCCCGATCCGAAGCTGGTCGAGCTTGAGCAGGAGATGGCCTTAAAACGACAGCGTATGGAAATGGAAATCCAGCTTGAGCGCGAGAAGATGGTGATGGAGATGGAGCTTCGCAGGCAGGAGCTTCAGGCTGAGGCAGAGCTTCGTGTCGCCAAGGCTGTCACTGATAGCGATATTTCAACCAACCTGCCGAGGAACTAGAGATGCCCGGTCATTACGAAATGTCATTTGGAGAGCGTGGTCGCGGCGGTGGTGTTTCGCGCAGTCCGTCTCGCGATCCGGCCAGAACTGAACGCGATTTTCAAAGGCAGCGCGAAAGCGATAGCAATGATCGTGCGGCAGATCGCGCTGCCGCCGCTGCGGTACAGCGGGAGATTGCCGCCGCCGCTGCCGTTCAGCGCCAAAGACAGCAGGAAGCCGCAGCGGCCGCTGCCGCCGCTGCCGCTGCCGCAGAGGCACAGCGCGCAGCAGAGGCTGAGGCAATTCGTCAGGCTGAGGCGAGAATGGCAGCGATGCCTGCGCGGTCTGCGATTGACCCAGCCACAGCAAACGCAGCCCTTGCGGCAATCCAACTTAATCTGTCACAAGCTCCGACTTATGGGTCTGTGTCGCCAGCCGTGGACCCCGCGACCGCATTTAGAGCGCAAGAAGCCGCTCGTTCGATGGGCATGAACCAGCGGCAGGCTGGGTTTGACGCATATCAGGCGATGCTTTCGGATGCGGCTGCTGCGGCTAGCGCAAATATTGCTGGTGCATCGGAAGGTCTTTTAGGCGCGCCCACGCGCTTTATGAATGAGCGTTTTCTTGAGGGCTTAGGTAGCCGCATGGGCGGACGCGACAGCGAGGCGTATCAGCTTTATCTTTCGGACCCGAACCTGTTCTCGCCTGTGTATGATACGACAGGCCGCCTCACCGGATACCGCGACGAGCGCGGACGCCTGACCGGGCGTGATCCGATTGCTGAGGAAGAAGAGCGCCGCATGCGTCAGGGTGATGGTGAGCCAGAGATCACCGGCACCGTCACCGACCCAGTGACCGGCCAAGAGAAGTGTCCCGACGGATACGTCTTCGACGAAGACCTTCAGGCGTGCCGCCTAAAGCCGATGCAGCGCACCACGGTTGACACCACGCCCGGCGAGCGCTTTGTGCGCTCTGGTCTGCTGGATGTGGCCCCGGAAGGCCTGATGGGCTTTCAGGAGCGCTATGGCGCAGGCTTCGGCTCGCCGATGGACTTCGCTTCGGCGAACCGCGCCTTCCGCATGGGCGGAGCCGTGACGCCGAGCTTCTTCAGCACGCCACCGAAACTGGATGGATACACATTGCTGGCATGAACGAGCACAAGGCAAGACAGCGGCAGGACCGGGCGGCTAGGGCTGAGGCGCTGCTGCGTAACGAACTTTTTGTCGAGGCTTTCGAGTATCTCGATGAGCAATTTATCGAGGCGTGGAAGACATCCAGCGTCGATGATAGTGAGGCACGCGAAAAGCTATTCCACCTTATGCAGGCACTTGGCGCCGTTAAGGGGTATTTTCAAAGCGTTGTCGAGGATGGTAAGTTGGCAAAGGCCCAGCTTGACGAGTTCAGGCGCTACGGCCGAATAAACTAGGAGATATTTTATGTCCGACAATCCGCAAGGAACCGGAGCCATTTCTTTAACCGATGCAGTTTCTCTTCTGAACACGCCCCCAGCGGACACCGTGACAGAAGAGCAGGTCGAGGCCCGAGAGCCTCAACAGCCTGAGCCTGAAGCATACGAACCGGAAGAGGACACCGCAGACGCGACCTCGGAAGAAGATTATGCAGAAGACGATGAGGGCGAAGACGCCTATGAGGCGGATGACGGCGAGGAGTACGACGAGGAACCCCCCGAGGTCTACACCGTAAAGGTGGACGGCGAAGAGGTGGAGGTGACCCTCGACGAGCTTCAAAGCGGTTATTCGCGGCAACAGGCGTACACTAAGCGTTCGATGGAGTTAGCCGAACAGCGCAAAGCCTTTGAGGCGGAGCAAGCTGAAACGAGACAAATTAGAGACGCTTACGCGCAGCAACTTGATCAGTTGGCTGCCCAAATCCAGCAGACAACTCAACAGGAGCCTGACTGGAGAGCATTAGCCGAGACTATGTCCGAACGTGATCTGTTCTTGTACAAGGCCGAGTGGGACCAGCAGAAGGAATACCAGAAGCAGGTTCAGGCCGAGCAACAACGGATTGCGGGAGAGAAGTCTCGCGAACAGGAGCAGGAGCTTCGCAAGCATCTCGAGGTGCAGAGAACTGACATGCTCAGCCGTATTCCTGCGTGGCAGGATGAGGAAGTTCGCGAGGCGGAGCGCAGGGAAGTGATTACCTACGCTCAGAAGCGTATCGGGTTTTCGGAGGAGGAGATCGCAAACGCATCTGATGCGCGCGCTATCGAGCTTCTCTACAAGGCGTGGCAGTGGGACCGGCTTCAGGAGAAGAAACCCGCCGCCAAAAAGCGAACCCGAAAAGCTCCGAAGATGGCTAAAGCAGGGCGACCAAAGACCAAGCGAGAAGTTGCTAGTCGTTCTCGGCAAGAAGCCAGAAAGCGTTTTGAAAGCGCCGGTACGGTGGACGCCGCTGTTGAGTATCTTATGGGTCGTAAGTAGACCCGCAACCTGAAAGGAAAAAGTCATGACGACTTTCGCTACCGGCGCCGCCATTGGTGAGCGCGAACAGCTGGCAGATGTGATCTATCGCATCGACCCTGCTGAAACACCGATCTTCTCGAACGTGAAGAAGGAAACCTCGAACGGTATCTTTACCGAATGGCAAGTTCAGGAACTGGCATCTGCCGCGACCGACAACTACCACAACGAAGGTGCCGACACCGCCACAGCGGCGGCAACGCCGACCTCTAGGATCGGTAACTACCACCAGATTTCCAAGAAGGTCTTCGCGACCTCCGGCACTCTGGATGCGGTAGATACCGCAGGCCGTGAGCGGGAACACAACTATCAGAAGGTGCTGAAAGCACTGGAACTGCGCCGCGACATCGAAAAGATGGTCGGTGACACTGATGTTGCTCGTTCCGCTTCTGAGCCGCGCAAGTCGGCTTCGCTGTCTTGCTGGATCACTAACGGCTCTGTTGGTGGCGGCTCCGGCGCTTTCGCTACTGGCGATGGCACCGACGCAGTAACCGGCGGCACCGACCGCGCACTGACGCTCGCCCTCATTGAGGACGCGCAGCAGGACGCATGGGCCGACGGCGGCAACCCTCGTCTAATGCTTATGAGTGCCACGAACAAAGCCAATTTTTCCGATTTGGCTGCGTCGGGCAACCTCGTCAGCAATGACGTGAACATGACCGCTGCCAAGGAAGTGACCTATGTGGGGTCCACTAGCGTATTCCTCGGCGACTTCGGTACTGTTGAGGCGACCCCGTCTCGCCAGCTTGGTAACGACCGCATCTTCTTGATCGACCCGGACTTCGTGTCGATCTGCACGCTGAACGGTCGTAACTTCCTTGAGGAAGACCTCGCCAAGGTCGGCGACGCGACGGAAAGCCACATCGTGATCGAGTGGGCATTAAAGCCGACTGCGCCAAAAGCACATAGCATGATTCTCGATCTTAATGGTTCATAATCAATGACTTAGCGAGGGGGCGGCCGGAGCCGCCCTCTCTTCTATGAGGACAAAATGAAACGATATCTTTACACCAGCCCAAGAGAGCGCAAAGAAATCGTGATGCACCAACATCAAGATGGCTCAATGTACATTGAGCATCGGCAGGAGTTTGGCGACCTGCTGAAGCTAAACAAGCAGATGGCGAACGACTACCGCCCCGGCTCACTGATCGGTAACACACAGCGCCACGCACAGCATGTGGCCGAAATCCCGAACGTGGTGTACAATCACCTTCTGGAGAAGTTTGGTCCGATGCGTGAAAATCAAAAGGCATGGAAGGCGTGGCTCAACGATCACCAGAACCGGGCATTTAGAACAGGCGGTGGAAACATCTGATGGCTATCTCGACCTACAGCGAACTGAAGACAACTATTGCGAACTTTCTTGCTCGCGATGATCTGACCAGCGTAATCCCCGACTTCATCCAGCTTGCCGAGGCTACGATGTCTCGCGAGCTTGAGACGCGGTCTCAGGAGAAGCGCGCTACCGCAACGCTTACATCAGGCGACGAGTACATTGCGCTGCCGACAGACCTGCGGGAAGTTCGCGAGGTCAAGCTGAACACAACGCCGATCACGGTGCTCACCTACTACAGCCCGGTCGCGCTCGACGAGAAGTTCTCGTCTGGAGGCACTGGCAAGCCTCTCGGCTTCAGCATTGTTGGAGATGAGATGAAGATGCGCCCGGTGCCGGATAGCGGCTATACAGCAGAGATCATTTACATCGGCTCGATTGTGGCGCTTTCTGACAGCAACGCCACAAACAACATTTTGAGCCGCTCTCCTGATGCCTACCTATACGGATCACTTGCAGAGGCGTATGCTTACCTTCTCGATGAACAGCGTGCTGCTCAGTATATGCAACGCTTCAATCTTGCGCTTGAACAGATCAAGGTTGACGAGCAGCGCGCTCATTACGGCACGGGGTCGCTGCAAATCAGCAGCATTTACGCGCGCCAGAACGCAGCAGTGGAGAGCTAAATGTCTGCAATGAGCGATTACTTAGAGAACAAAATTCTTGATCATGTTCTTGGCACAACAGCATACACCCATCCATCAACGGTCTATATCGGTCTTTCGACCGGGTCATTTGGTGATGACAACAGCGGCACCGAACTAAGCGGCAGCAATTACAGTCGTGTGGCGGCTGCGTTTGATGCGGCCTCTGGTGGCACGACCGATAACACTGCGGCGATTGAGTTCGCGGCAGCGACAGGAACGTGGGGCAGTGTCAGCCATTTTGGTATCTTCGATGCGGCGTCTTCTGGAAACCTGCTTATCCACGGCGCGTTTACCACGGCGAAGACAATCGCATCGGGCGACGTTCTAAAAATCTCAGCGGGTGATCTCGATGTCACCGCAGCATAAGGTGATGTTGTGGCAATTACGAAGCCGACCCTCGATCAGCTAACTGGCTCCATTGACGCCTTCGTCGGGTCGCTTGATACCGATGCTGACCTGCTTCGTGCCGACTTTACCAAAGAGCCAACCCTTGAAGAGCTAGACAGCATTGTCGGGAGCCTTGACAGTGCTGATGCCTTTGGCGATCTCGACAGCCTGAGCTTCGACTTCTTCTCCGTCGCCGGTAGCGCGGCCACAGCAATCACCACGACGGCGCAGATCAGCGTCCCGATTGAGTTCGATGCGTCTGTGTCGCTCTCGATGTCGGCCGCCTCCGACAACTTCCGCGAGCGCGGCGTTGACGCATCAGTGACCGGCGCAGCAGCCGTGTCGGCGACTGCCGCTTTCATCGCACACATGGAAGGCGCCGCCAGTGTCGCGATCACCGCCACATCTGACAGCGACCGCATCCGAGGCGTAGAAGGTGCTGCCAGCGCCTCTATGGCGGCCACAGGGTCGTATGTGCTGGTGTTTACCACTGCTGGTAGCGCAGGCATCTCTATGGACGCCACAGCGGCTTCTGTGGGCGTTTTTGTAGGGGCAGGTTCCGCAGACATGGCTCTGTCTGCTACAATGAGGGGCAAGGTGCTTGGCGAGGATTGGACAGAGATCGCTGACGGCACTGAGACATGGACAAACGTCGCAGTAGGCTCTGAGGTCTGGGCGACGGTAACTACAGGCAGCGAGGTCTGGCACACGCAATGATACAGTTTGGCCCATGGCTGCCCGATCAGCCAGATTATTCAAACCCCGGCGTGACGCGCGCCGAGAACGTGATCCCTGCGGCCGGAGGCTATCGCAGCCTGCCCGATTTCGTCGCCTACTCTGGTGCGGCTGACGCGGATATCAATGGCGTCTTTGCCGCAAAAGATAACAGCGGAAACGTCAAGCTGTTCGCTGGTGATACTTCAAAGCTGTATCAATTCGACAGCAGTGATAGCGGCCTCGACAACATCTCAAAGTCAGGCAACTACACGCTGACTGCGCCGGAAGAGCGCTGGCGCTTCGTGCAGTTCGGCAAGGACGTGATCGCAGTTGGTGGCATTGGCGTGCCGCCCCAGCGCTATACGCTCGGCACCAGCAGCCTGTTTGCCGATCTGGCTGGCTCTCCGCCTGATGGTGATTTCATTGCGGTCGTGCGCGATTTCGTGTGGCTTGGCAATGTTGATGATGGGTCGGGCAATCGCCTGCCGTTTCGCGTTCAGTGGTCGGGCTTCAATGACATCACAAGCTGGACCGCTGGCACGGATCAGTCTGACTTCCAAGACATCCCCGACGCAGGCAACGTGACCGGCATGATCGGCGGTGAATACTGCACGATCCTGATGGAGCGTGCGATTGTCCGCGCCACCTACTCGGGTCCGCCGCTGATCTTCCAGTTTGACAAGGTCGAGACGGCGCGCGGCTGTCAGGTGCCGGGGTCAATCTGCAATATCGGTCACACTGTCTTTTATCTGTCCGACGACGGCTTCTACGCGTTTGACGGCCAACGGTCCCAAAACATCGGCGCGGAGAAGGTAGACAAATTTTTCTTTGACGATTTCAATATCGCACACAAGGACAGGATGACATCGAGCGTCGATCCGCAGAACCAGATTGCAGTCTGGTCGTATGTGTCGAACAACAGCACCGACGCCAAGCCTGACAAGCTGCTGATCTATAACTACGCCATCGGGCGCTGGTCGATTGCAAATGTTAGTGCTGGCTTAATTGCGCCGATGTTTACCCCTGCCTATACCCTCGAACAGCTAGACACTGTAAACACCAGCATCGACGCGCTACCAGCTTCGCTCGACAGCGCGCTGTATAAAGGCGGCCAGTTCATCTTCGGCGGCGCTCAGGGCAACAAGATATTCACGTTTACAGGCGACCCTCTCGCCGCGACCATCGAGACCAGTGAAGCAGGGCTTGCGACCGGCAGGTTCAATATGGTCACGCGCGTCTATCCGTATCACGAAGATGGCACAGTGACGGTGCAGATCGGCACGCGCGGCCTGCACTCTGACGAGGTCACGTTTACTACGGCGCAGGCGCCGAGCACTGATGGGTTTGCGCCGTTCCGAGCGCAGGGCCGATACCATCGAGCGCGAATGAACCTGAGCGGTCAGTGGTCTTTCGCGCAAGGCATGGATGTTGAGGCGAGGCAGATAGGCAGGCGATGACAACGCGCAAGGCAAACTTTCGCATCCTCAATCCGATCCTTGCGACTACCCGCGAGGTTGCAGAGCTTCTAAACCGCACGATCAGTGGCGGCCTGAATAGCTGGGATTATGTGACGCTTTCGGCAAGCGCCACTGAAACAACAAAAACAGACCCGCGCTTCTCAAAAGAAAGCGTGGTGTTTTTTACCGCAATCAATGGGTCTCCTGAGAACCATCAGCCGTTTATCAAATCAACATCAACAGACGGGACGATGAAGATTGGACACAAGAGCCACGGAAGCACCCAAGAGTTCGCCTACCTCATTATCGGCTGATGCGTGGGTCAGGTGCAGGAAGTACATTGAGGACGCGCTCGAATACGCGAACGGGTCTCATACGATACAAGATGTGATGCTTGCTGTGTCGGAGGGCAAGGCCCAGTTCTTTCCGCTGGATAAGTCTGCTATAGTCACAGAGATAGTTGACTATCCGCAGAAGGCAATGTGTCGGATTTGGCTGGCGGGTGGCGATCTTGACGAGCTAGTAGAGGCGGAAGTTGCAATCGCCGCGTGGGCCAAGACGCTAGGTTGCGACGGGATGGAGATCATCGGGCGACGGGGTTGGTCTCGTAAACTTGAAAACTACCAGCAGAGCGCGGTGGTATTGATGAGGGATTTCAAAGATGAGTAAAGGCGGCGGCACGACAAGGCAAGTGACAAGCACCGGCGCGCCAGAATACGCGCAGCCGTTTCTGGAGTTCGGTCTTTCCGAGGCGAAGGAACTGTACGGAACACCGCAACAGTTCTTCCCCGGCTCGACCACCATCGGCTTTGCGCCGGAGACAGAGATGGCGCTGTCTGGCTTGCGGCAGCAAGCTGTCAGCGGCTCACCCTTCATCGGGGCGGTTCAGGACGTGGTGATGCAAAACCTCACCGGCACGAACCCGCTGATGGCTGCGGCCTTCCGTCCCGCCATTGAGGCCGTACAGGCCGAGGCATCTAAGGCAGGTCGATACGGCTCCGGTTACCAGCAGGCGGCTCTGGGGCAGGCGCTTGCGCCGATTGCTCTTCAGGCGCAGCAACAGGCAATCGCTCAGGCTCCTGCGGCTCGCGCGTTTGGTCAGGCTGACCTTGAGACGCTGGCGCAGGTTGGCGCTGCCAGAGAGGCTCAGGACGCGGCAGAGCTTGCGGCGAACATTCAGCGCTTTCAGTTCGAGCAAGAGGCACCGCGCGCTGCCCTTGCGGATTATATGGCAACCGTTGCAGGCGGCACAGTTGGCGGTCAATCGATCCGCCCAGTATATCGCCAGCCTGCTCTCTCTGCGCTTGGCGGCGCTTTGGGCGGCGCTCAGCTTGCGGGAATGGTTCCCGGCTTGGGTATGGGCGCAGGCGCCGGTCTCGGCGCTCTCGCAGGACTGTTGGGGTAACACATGGCAAACGGAATGACACGACCCGGACTTCTCGCCTTCCAGCGCCCATCTGTGGCGCGGCGCTTTCTCGACATGGTGCAGCCGCCAGCGCCCAGCGTCACGATGCGACGCACGATGCCTTTTACCACGCCGTCAGGCGTTGTTCCTGCGGCGGCTATGGACGCGGCGCAGCTTTCCGCGTATCGCGCTCAGCAGCGCCCTGCGCCCCGCGTGGTGATGCCGCTGGAACAGGCCGCAATGCGCGGCTCGATGATCCCGCGCGGCCCTCGTCTTCCGGCAGCGCCGAGGACTATGGCTGACGCCTTCCGCCAGCCCCTGACTTCGCCGACCGGCCAAGGCATCGCGGCTGCGGCGCTGACCGGCCTCGAATATGGCGGACCCTCGCTGCAACCGACCTCGCTGGGTCAAGGTCTGGCGCGGATGGGCGCGGCTGGCCTCAAGGCTTATACGGACGCCACTATGGCGCAACGGGATGCTGATATGAAGCAGCGGGAGTTTGATTTAGATGTTGCATACAAAACTGCCGACCTCGGGATTAAGGCCGCAAAAATACAAAATCAAGGGCCGTTTGCTGGCACAAGCATGACGGCGCAGTCGATGAACACGCTGCTGAACTTAAACTCTAAAATGGAAGATGGGAAAGCCTCAGCGCAAGAGGAGCAACTTTACCGCCTCGCCTATGGCTATCTGTCAAAGCCGAGGACTGAAACTAGAGAGACGGATGCAGGCACAACCGTTGTAAGGGTTCCGGGTCAGGATATGTCGGCGTTCCATCGTCCTGAGGGGTTTGCTGATAGTGAGGAAGTTATCGGTCAGACATCCGCCAAGTTTACGGACGGACAAAGCAACGCCGCCGCGTTCGCTAGTCGCATGAATGCTGGCCTTATGATTTTCGACGAGTTGACTGCTGGCGGCTATGACCCGACAAACTTCCAAGATTATATTGCAAGCAACCTGCCGCGCTCTGTCTCTGGCTTTGCATCGACGGCAGAGGGCCAGAGATATATGGCGGCGAAAACTGACTTCATCACCGCAGTCCTGCGTAAGGAGTCGGGTGCGGCGATCTCTGTGTCGGAATTTGAAAAAGAGGACCGCAAATATTTCCCGCAGCCGGGAGAAGGGCCAGAGGTTGTCGAGCAAAAGCGCTTGGCTCGTGAGCGCGCGCTTCAGAGCATGATCGCCCAGTCTGGACCGGCCTACGAAGTTCTTTTCGGCGAGGCAGAAGAAACTGGCATCCCGCCGGGGTCCACATTTCTCAAGCGCAGCGGCGGCACGTCTTACTACAGAACCCCAAATGGCGACATTATAGCGGTGGACGATTAAATGGCGACAAGAAAAGCGACACAGGAAGAGATCGAGCGCCTTGGCCTAGACGAGGCCGCAGCAGGGGCGGCACCGAAAAAGGACTGGGACGCGGTCAGCTTCGCAACCGGCGTTGCGCGCTCGATTGGTCAGGGCATCACCTTCGGCTTTGCTGACGAGGCTGAGGCATATGTCCGCAGCGTCCTTGGCGACCAGACATACGAAGAGGCGAAGAAGGCGACGAACGCTGAACTTGCAAAGTTTCGCGGCGAGAACCCTTTCCTGTCTTTCGGCCTTGAGATCGGCGCAGCGATTATGACGCCGGGCGGCCTGCTGAAGATTGCGTCCAAAGTACCCGGCCTCGCAAAGGTGGCGCAGAAAGGCATGCAGGTCACTACCCCTGTAACAAGGGGCATGGCGGGTGGCGCGCTGTACGGGGCAGGCACGGCTGAAACGATGGGCGATGTACCTGCCTCAATGGCTCTCGGCGCTGGCATTGGCGGCATTGGCGCTAGGATGGCCCCCGCCATCACCGAGGGCGCGAAGGAACTTATCAAGCGCGGCATCCCACTATCTGTAGGCCAGCGCCTTGGCGGCACGGTCGGCATGATTGAGGAGGGATTGTCTAAGCTGCCCATCGGCGCGGAGATGATTGGCCCAACGCGGCTTAAGGCTCTCCAGCAGTTTGCGACGGCTACTTATAATGAGGCGCTTTCTCCTCTCGGCAAGAAGGTATCGAGGGGTGCCGACCCGCGTCAGGCGGCGATTGAGGCTCAGGAAATTTTTAAGAAAAGCTATGATAAGGCGCTTGAAGGCGTTGATATTGATTTGTCTGGCGGCGTCGGCACGACCTTCATAAACGACATTCAGAAAATTATCGCTCCTTACAAGTCCCGCCTCACCAAGGCTCAGGGTGAGCAGCTTGAGACTTTTATCATAGACGAGATTTTTAACCGCATACCCGAAGACCGCTTAACAGGTAACGCCGTCAAGGATATGCAGTCGTCGCTCGGAAGTATTGCCAGTGACTTTATGGGTTCGCAGGACGCATACCAAAAAATACTTGGCCGAGCGGTCAGAGATGTTGACGCCGAAATGATGGAGATTGTCGGAAAATATTTCCCGGCCAAGGCTGACCTCCTCCGTAAGACAAACGAAGCGTACTCGATGTATTACCCTGTGCGTGCCGCAGCTACCGGCGCAGGCGTAAAGGAAAATGTATTCACTCCAGCTAAGCTCCTGTCTGCCATTCAGAGACAAGAGAAAAAAGCAGGCGCTGCCGGGCTGAACCGGCTTGAGCGTGGCGAGGGGAGGCTCCAGAAGTTCGCAGAGACTGCCGCAGAGACAATCGGCGCGAAGGTGCCGGAGAGTGCGCCGCTCAGGACGATGATGACTATGGGCGGTGTTGGCGGTGGCGCGGCGGTTGATCCTGTTATGACGGCCCTTACGCTCGGCATCGGCAAGGGCGTATACACTCGGCCCGGTCAAGCGGCCACGTCGTTCTTGATGGAGAGGGTGGTGCCTTCAGCAATGCGCTCCCCTGCTACCGCTGGCCTGCTGGCCGCAGAAGCTGAGCCGACAGTGTCGCCGATGGTGGGCGGCCTACTCGGCATCCCATCCGCCGAGGCAGGCATGCTGCCCGGCACCGGAGAGGCGCGCATCCCTGAGCCGGGCATCCGTTACGAGACGATCACCGACCGCCTCGGTCGTCCGGTCACCTACGCTATCACCGACGGCGGCGCATCTATGACGCGCGTGACCCCATAGTGCTATAACCCTCGTGCCGTGTTAAACTGCACAGACGTTGAAGAAGGAACAACCTGATGGCAAAGAATTCAATCCGCGACTTTGATGCGACTTCTGGGAATAACACTGACATTCAGTCGGTGGACATCTCGGAAGGCTGCGCCGCATCTGGGATAAATAATGCTCTCAGGGAATTGATGACTGATTTGAAAAACGTCAGCACCGGCGCGGTCAATCTTGAGACGCCAGCGGCTGATAGCTTGACTGTTGGAACTAGCACGGCTGTTGGGACATTAACAACACAGTGTGCCGCAGGTGACAGTAATTTTGCGCTAACTGCATACCACCCGACCAGCACATCCTCACGAACAATTGCCAAATTTCAATCAAATGTCGGTGGCACTCAAGTTGATAAAGTCACTATTGGCTGTGACGGTAAGGTCGGCATAGGGACGGCAACTCCGGCTCAACTCCTAGAAATCTCAGGAACAGAACCAATCATCCGGCTTACTGACACCGGCGCATCAAATAATCACTCTGAAATCAACGCTGATTATACCTCTGGAAGTCTCCAGATTTCAGCGGACACGGCAAACGCTAGTAGTAACAGCCGCATTATGTTTGCAGTGGATAACACTGAACACATGCGCCTCGACAGTGCTGGCAACTTTATAGTTGGTGACACAGCTAGTGTTGCTGCCGGAAAAATGTTTGTTAAGTTTGACCGTGTTCAAAACTCAGGAATTGTTACTGAGCATACAAACGGCACCGCAACTACCACTCATATGACATTCCGAAACTCTAACGGTAACGTCGGGTCAATTCAGGTAGCTCCTTCGTCAACAGCGTTTAACACATCTTCAGACTATCGCCTCAAAGAAGCAGTCGTAGACATGACCGGCGCTATTGACCGTGTGAAGGCACTGTCACCAAAGCGTTTCAACTTTATCGTTGACCCTGATAACACGGTTGACGGCTTTCTTGCCCATGAGGCGCAGACCGTTGTGCCGGAGGCTGTAACAGGCACACACAATGAAGTGGAGACGTGGACACAGCAACAGATTGATGACGGCGATGCACCGGACGGCACATCTGCTGGTGATAAAAAGCTGGACGACGACGGCAATACTATTCCTGTGATGCAAGGCATTGATCAATCTAAGCTGGTTCCTCTCTTGACCGCCGCCCTGAAGGAAAGCATCGCCAAGATTGAAACCCTCGAAACCGAAATGACTGCGCTCAAAGCGCGCGTGACCGCATTGGAGGCATAAGTGGCTAAAGACAAACTTACAGATTACTCCGCGACCAACGCCTCGAACACGGATGTCGGCGGGATCAACATCGACGAGGGCATGCTCCCCAGTGCCGTTAATAACTCCCTTCGAGAGCTAATGACGCATTTGAAAAATTTCTCAGATGGCACGGATGGCATCAACGTCCTGAACCTTGCAGACGATGACGCCAGTGCGTCAATCAAGTTTCAAGCGCCGAGCGCAGTGACGACGACGGTGACGTTCACGC